AGAATATAAGATATGCTTTAGTATCATTACAAAACCTGAATCTAATAACTTTTTCCGAAGAAAATAATGGTGATATAGTTATTAACTTAAACAAAGATAATATTCTAAAATTAGAGAAAAAACATAGTAAATCTTCTAATTTAGAAGAAGACTTCAAAATTAATAACCATTACAAAGAACATATTATAAAAGATACACCCGCTTGTCCTCACTGCTTAAAAGAACTTAGTATGGATGATATAAAATATATTCTAAAAAATTATGATGAAGAGGGAAACGCAATTTAGTAAGAGATGAGAATAAAAAATAAAGAAAAAGCTCCTAAATATTGTATTAATAAAGACTTTAACGAAGAAGAAAAAATATTGTTAGGTATTTTTACCTATGTTGTTATTCATTCCCATTAAACTGCCTATAGCATCTGGACAATATTTTTTCTTTAATTCGTTAAACTTTTCCTTTTTTACCGCATTAAGTTCTTTAATTTCTTTATTAAGTTCTTTAATTTCTTTTAAATGTTTATCTCTTAAAATCCTTCTTTTTTCTGAAAATTCTTTTATTAACAATTTTTGTTCTTTTGAAAAAATTGCAAAGGTTTCTAAATCAGACATTTTTATCCAATCTCTTTTTCCTATTTTTAATGCTTTTAAACGTCCGTCTTTAATAAAGGTTTGAACTCGAATTACCCCTAAATTTAAAAAATTAGCACAATACTTTCGACTTACATACTCTTCACCTTCTATTGTTTTGGTTTTAGTCATTTTTGAATTTATTCTTTTATAATTTAGACAGTAACAACATTATTCCCCAAGATATTTATTAGCTGTCAGTACACCATGTTTTTCTAAACGTTTTAGGCAATCTAGATATTCTTTTTCAGTAATACCTAATTTATCCATAATGTCTTTATTATAAACAACGCCTCCTGCTTTTTCTACTTTACCAGAGACTAATAAAAAAATAACAACATCAATTGGTTTATATATTCCAGACTGGAATATGGTATCTAATAAACTATTTAAAATTTTACTGAATTCTGTTCTTTGCATAATATTCATCTCTTAATTCTTTAATTGCATTAAACTTTTGTTTTTTAATTTCTTTTTCTATAAAGACTCTTTCTTCAACACTTCCTTTTACCATAAGCTTAATTTTTATAGCAAATTCTTTGCGTAAAAAACTTAATTTTTGATTAAATTCTTTATAATTTTCTACATTAATTTTTTTAATCCAAAGTTTATCTTTGATTTTTAAAGGTTTTAGAAGTGGGTTTTTATAAATAACCTGGTAAACTGATCTAAGGTTTATCTTTAAAAGCCAAGCACATCGTCTTAAATCTACATATTCTTCGTTGTCGATTATTGTAAATTCACCTTCTTGGTTTTTTAATTCTGATTCCACCATCTCGAGTTTTTCTAATTTTTCTACCTCTGTTTGTATTTCTAGGGCTTTTTCCCTCTTATCAAAAAAGAATAATGCTATAGTATAGCCAATTAATGTTGGAATAAATAAAACTGATAATCCAAAATGTCCGCACCATTCTGTTAAGTAAATAAGCCCAAATGAAGTTATAACAAACATAAATCCTCTTCCTAAAGAATATTGAAGACCAGCAGATGTAAAACGTTTTAATATGGGAATATGTTTGTAAAATATTGGAAAAGCTGGGAGTCCATGAAGAGAAAATAATGTTATTCCTACTTGGATTAGAGTTAATTGATAAGGTTCACTGACATTATTTAATAGGAAAGGTAATAGAATTACTAATACTGCTGATATAACAAGCTGTATTTTTAATATTCTTAGCGGATGTATGTAATAACTAGCTACCATCAAAAATACTATTCCAAAGATCTCTAATAAAGAAATAAAAAAATTATGATGAATTATCTCAGTAGATGAATAATTAAAAAGGTTTTTAAATAAAATTCCGCAGTGAATGTAAATAAAATAATAATATAACGGAAAAACAGCTTGAATTATAAATAAAGCAAATAGAACTTTTTTATCAAACTGGTGTTTTTCCGTGTTTTTTACTAAATTTTTTGCTTCTTTTACTGAAATATTCATAGTTTCTACAAGAGTATCTATCCTATATTTAATACTAGAGAAGTCATGACTTTCAACAAGTGATTTTCGTGCCTGCATTCCAACAATCGCAACTATTCCCCCTATCCAAAAAGCAAGCCGCCAATCAAATCCTTGTGTCGTTACTAAAGAGGCTATCCCTAAAGCGAAAGTTCCACCTAATGCTCCAAATAAAGAGGTAATTCCTGATAATGGATATTGTATAGGAGGTCTTGAAGTTTCCATAAGATAAAGATCACAACTTGTTATTTCCCCTACTGATGAGATGCTTTGTAATATTCGACATAAAGAAATCCCTACAGAAGCGCTAATACCAATTTGAGCATATGTTGGTAAATTAGCCATAATTACACAAGTACCTCCCATAATCATAGTTGTTATAGATAGTACTATTGTACGTCCAAAATTATCTCCTATTTTACCGAATATCCAAGCCCCTAATGGTCTAAATGCAAATGTTGTAGTAATTGAGGCAGCAGTTACCCATTTCATTATCTGGGGATTATTGATATCAAAAAATAGTTCATTAAGTAGTACACCCATATGAACGTACAACATTAAATCGGCGTATTCTAAGAAAGTTCCAAATGATAATAAGGCAACGGCTTTTTTCAAAAGTGGTGACAAAGAATGGCTTGGGAGTGTTTTTATTTTCATAATTTTAAGTTTAGTTAGTTTGTTAAAGTCTGAATTATATCAAAAAATTTTAAATTAAGTTAGGTAAAATTATTAGTAAATTTTTGCCATCTATTTTTTATAAATATTATGCAATATAATTGCCACTTATTTTCTTAAAGGTACTAATAAGATCAGTATGTGGGACATAAAGATAAAGCAAAATATTGTCGGAATAAAAGTGAAATATAAAAAAAAGGATAAATTAGAAAAAAGTTTAAAAACTTTACAATATATAATTGATGTATTGATGGAACTATCTGAAGAACTAAATCAATTTCCTATAAAATTTGATGATTTAGCAGACAAAATAAAGAGACATGTTAGAAATGTAAAAAAATATATAAGAATACTGGAAATACATGGATTTATTATAAAAAGTTATGACTCTGATAGGTTATGTATAACACTTATAAAATATTCAAAAAATATAGAATCAATAATTTGCCCTATAGATCATTTAGTAGCAAAAATAAAAAGTCTTATCGAAGAAGAAACTTTAAAATTTAATGATACAACAGAGCTTTTATGATTTATCTCCTTTCTTCTCTTTTCCAAAGAATCCGCCACTTACTAGCCTCAAGAGCCGAACACAAACGTATAAGAAGAATAAGGGAAGCTTTACAAAGCTACGGCTTAAGGCGGGGAATTAACAAAAATAACCAAAACAACTAAGGAATATGAATAAAGCACAAGACATCAAGGTAGTAGCATCTCGCATACGTAGAATTTTGAAAGAGACCGAAGAAACGCCTATGTACGTTAATTTCTGGGACGACTTACAAACATTAATAGATTTAATTTTAGAAGAGGAAAAAGGTGAGTAAGGCAGCTAATGTATCCTATGTAGATTTTCAAAAAAAGAAAAATATTAGTGAAAAGGATATTTATAATACGTGTTATGATAAATGGCTTGATATAAAAAGGGCTTGCGATCCATCAAAGACAATAGCACATGAAGCTGTGACATTTATATCAGCTATAGAATTTCTTTTTTCAAAGAATCCTGATGAAGTTATTTTCAATAGTAAATTTCTTCAATCAAAATGTAAACAAGGAGCAAGACAGCGTCGTAGGTTTTTAGCTCAATTAGCTGATTTATACGAGATAAAATCTCATACCTCTTATAACTACAAGGAAAAAAAATATCATTTTGTTTATTCTGCAAAACGTACTCAAAACTCATTAGAAATTTTAAAAAATCCAAAAGAATTTTATAAAAAAAGTGCAATAAAATTAGTTCAAACCCCTGACAAAAATGACTTGTATATAGGTCAAAAATGTCCGGTATCCCGGACAAATTTGTCCGCCATACATGTCGCTAACCACATAGAACAACAGGGGTTGCAGGAACATAGAAACTTAATAGAAGAAGATAAAAACTCTAATAAGAGTTTTTTATCTTCTAAGAATATTATCTTAAAACAAGAGATAAATAATATTATTACGCCCGCGCGCGATCCTCTCCAAAAAAATGAAGAAAATCGAGACGCACCTTCCGCTTTTAGCTCGCCAGCAGAGCAAGCGCAAGGTGCTAGCAAAGTACAAAAAGCAAACCCCATACCTGCTAACAACAATGAAATTTACGAAAAATCTACTATGAACGAAAAAGCAACGCTTACGGCTAGCGATAGAAAAATGCTGCTTTCAAAAGCTTTGTTATCAGCATTTGGCAAAGAAGATGCGGATTTATTGCAGGATGATTGCGAATTTATAGAACTGGAAGCTGATAAGATAAAAATAACGATTGGTAGCAAGAAAAGCCTTAATGACCTTGAAAAAGAAAAAATCCGTAAATCCCTAAAATCAGTTTATGGGGAAGAAGTGCGTATTGTAACCGGTAAAAGGGAAACGCAAGCTGAGTCGGTCACAGATTGTGACAAACTGTCACTACTTCCAACTCCTGAGCTACTTACCAATGTACGTGCTAACAACTCAGAATGGTTTAAGTTTAGACAAAATCTAATCAGGGTGCTGACAAAACGTCATGAAGAAAAGATAGCTCAGCATATTGTTAAAAACTGGTTTGATAAGCTTGGAATTAGTGAGTTATCTAATTCACAAAAGTTAGTGATGATAGCTGATCCTTTTTACATTCACTGGATTGAGAACAATTATGATCATGTGGTAGAAGAGGCGGTTTGTTTGGGTAGTTTTACTGTTGAATTGCATTACAAGGGGAATCAGGAAAGACCAAGGGTTTATTGTAAAGAATTAATCAAAAGGAGTAAGAAATGAAAATAAATGTTAGTGGTGATATGAACGCAATTCCAGAAAGAAACGTAAACACGATTGATCCTAAAGATCAAGAAAAATGGGAAATAGAATGGGAGATAAACAATTTAAGAAACGAGATAAGAAAAGATATGCAGGATTATAAGCTTTTTACAAGTGTTGAAGACTATGAAGATATACATCGTGACTATGTTTATCTAGGAGAGGAATATAAGCATTATAAACGTGCTTGGTTTATGGAATATTTAAACAAACAAATTGATGGGAATGTATCAAAATTACAAGAACTAGTGGAGCAAGAAAACGAATGAGAGACAGCGCTACTGTAGAAATTATAGGCCATGTTGGAAAAGACCCATCTTCTCCAAGTCCTGAGAAATACCCTGATTTTGTCATCTTTGAAGTAGCAGTTAGTACGTCAAAAAAGGATGTTAACTGGTTCAAATGCCAAACAAGTTCGGAAGGGCTAGCTAAAGTGGTTAAATCCTATGTTAAAAAAGGGGATGGGGTATTAATTAGGGGGTATCCTAAGGTAAATGCTTATATTGGCAAAGATGGTAAGGCTAAGGCTCAGTTTGAGATAAATATCAATTACATCAATTTGTTAACAAGTAACAAAGAAAAGCCTAGTAATACAGAAATCTCAAAAGAAAACTATATAACCGAGATTGAAGAATTATCAAAACTTAATGATGAAATTCCATTTTAAGTGAGGAAAAATGATTAGATTTTTTAAGAGTTTAAAAAGAGCGGTTGATTTTTTTTATATAAACCCAGATGGCTTAAGCTTTAAAACTGAAAAAAGATTTAGAGAATTAGAGCGTAATATTAGTAAATTAAAGCATCAAGTATTTACTTCCCAAGGCAATATACATAAGTCCTTGGGATACTTTGATACTGTTACACTTGAAGAATGCGAGAATGCTATTGAAGATTTTAAAAAGCAAAAATAATGTTTAGCCAAATTCAACAGCAGATCACTATTTTATATGATCTTATAACTGAAAACACTGAAAGAGATTTTGAAGAAATTAGATATTGGTTAAAAAATACTTCGGTAGGTCAAAATGAAATGTTTGCCGGTGTTGCCGATCAACTCGGAACACAAATACGTATAATTAGAAAAGATTTGAATAAATTATCTGAATCAACTGAGGATTTACAAATTATATTAAGACAATGTAAGACGTTGATTTTATTAGAACAAAGAAAAAACGAGGACTTAAAAAGATATGAAACAAAAGTGTGAAGAAATTATAATTGATCAGTATTTAAAAGGGAATATTACTGATAAAGAGAAAACAAAACAGTTACAAGCACTTTGCCTTTTAAAAGAAGAAAGTGAGATAGTAAAATCTTTATATACAGGGCTAACTGAAAATCCTGATAAATTTCTTGCGCAACATCGAGAAAATGAAGCTTTGATTAATAATAAAGTCAAACAATTTGCTAATGATTTTGATTTAAACCATCTTTCAGAAAATGACCAAAAAATTGCTTTTGTTAAAAAAGTTTTAATTCCTATGTTTATGGAGGAACTAGAAGATGAATTACAAGAATAATACTGAAAGCATAATTGATAAAATACGAGATGAGATTGATACATTAAGCTTTCTTTCTCAAGCACCAAAGAATGAAGCAGTAATTGCTATGAAGATGCTAGCAAGTTCGTTAGTTGAAGATTTAAACGAAATGCTAAAAAACATAAGGTATCAAGGAGAATAAAAACTTAAACATGAAATATGCTATAATCTGTAAGTTTTTAGATCAATATAGATAATACACATGACAAAACTTTTAAGAACGAGAAAAGCCCCAAAAACTGCTTATAAAAAAGGTCAGTCCGGAAATCCTACAGGGAAACCAAAGGGAGCTTTAAATAAAAACACTATAAACTTTACAAAAATACGCCATTTAGCCTCCGATAAATACGAAGATGCCTTTAACCTTTTATGGGAAGCTATGGTTAATATGGAAGGGTGGGCATATCAAATCTTTTTTAAAGAACTAGTCCCTAGAAAAATATATCAACCGATAACTTTAATTGAAACCAAGGAAGGAGAGAGCCGTACAGAATCTCTTATAAAATCGTTGTCTCAATTTACACAGTTAACACACGAGGAAGTGTTAAGTGAAATAAAAGCTCTTAGTTCTAAAAATGATGAAGCAGACTTAGCTATGAAACAAAAAATCGAAAGAGAAACTGAAGAGCAATTAATGGCTAAAGCACAGAACTTAAGGGAAACTATAGAATTTATAGAATGGAAGAACAAGAAAAACGATTTAACGAATTAGTAGTTTAGTTATTCACAAAAATTGTTGATAAAAATGTGAAATTGGTACTGTAAAGGTTGAAAAATAAAGCTTTAGAACGCTGCTTAATTTTTAGGCAGTATTTTTTATTAAAAAAATAAATAAATTATGATTAAAATTATAAATTTCATGGTACTTACATTAGTAAGTAGTTTTATTCTCATGTGTTTAGTCAATCCAGATAAGTTATTACTAATAATAAAAGAATTACAGTATAAAAAATTTTTAATATCTGTTCTTGGTATTATATATATTACTTATATTTACTACCTTATAAGGTATTTATTAGTAAAATTAATATTAGATCAAAATGACTAGTAAAAAAAGATTATATGGCACTAACAGCAAACAAGCTACTATATCGTTATTCAAAAAGCCAAAAGAAGAAGATTCCGATATAAAAGACAAAGATATAGTAAGTGCAGAAAGATCAGATCGGAATTACGCACTAGCCCGTTATAGGGAACTCGTAGCAGCTCGTAGGGAAAGAGAGAAGCTACGTCCAAGAGAACCGGAAATATATCATCACGACATCTTTAAAAGATAATCAAAAATAATTTTTTATTATCAAATAATTATTGACAGTAATTGTAAATTATTGTAATATGTAATTACAAACAAATGGATGGGTAAGATTATGAAAAGAATAATAACTAAAACTACCACTAAAGAACACGATACAATGCTTTTACAAAACCTTTTATTAGACTTCGTAAAAAAGCAACAAAATTTAAGAAATATTGCAAATACTGATACACACGGACAGCTGGTAGGGCTCAAAATGCGAGGACAAGCTGAATATAACGAATATAAAAAAGCAAAGAAAAGTTATGACTTTAACTATGCCAAGGCAGAAAAGAAATACTTAGATGTTTATAGCCTTGTTGTACCTGTAATGTCTGAATGTCAGAAACATTTAAATTAAATAGGAAAAAGCAAAACAAGCAGCATAAAAACAAATTAATAGAGGTTTAATATGTACACAATAAACTTTTTTACATTAAACGATATAGATAACCAAGAGTATTTAGAAGAAATAGAAGAACAATACGAATTAAAACTATTTTCTTTGGATGATGTAAAATCATTTTTGCGTAGTGATTTTTACGAAGCTGTTTTTGACTTTCTTGTTTCCTATTTAGGGGGAATTGTAATAACCGATAAAGACAATGAGATAATATATAAAGAATTTTTTCTTACAGATACTTTATTTGATGTATATACGAACGAAAGAGGAAAAACAATTTATAAGGAAAAAGGAAATGTTGAAAATGATAGTTGCAACTATGTAATGGTTAATAAGTTAGATGAGGTGGTAGATGAGTAACACAAAAGTAAAAGAAGCCGAGAACGAAGTATTAGATTATCTTCTGGACAATTGGGGAAGTAATGAAACAGAAGTAAAATTAAATTATCTTAGGTTAATAGTAAAAAAATATTATGAGGAAAAAGCAAAAGAGGAGAAGGCAAAATGACAATAGAATGTGCTGAATGCGGTAAAGAGTACGATCCTGATGATTTAATAGAAATAGGGGATAAAGAAATTTATTTATGTGAATGTGGTTATGAAAATATATGGATATAGAAAATGAACATAATTGAAGCGGTGAAAGTTTCTAAAAACAATCAAAAAATCCAACGTAAATCTTGGGTAAAGTATGATTCACCAGTACATTATTTATTAAGAAAAGATAATAATATTTGGATTGTTAAAGTTGATTATTGGTCAGAAAATGATGGCATTATTACAGATGGATTAAAGGTTGATGATTACTTAGCAGATGATTGGGAGGTGGTGGAATGATTAAGTTTTTTATAGGGCTTGAAATAATTATTATATATTCATTCTTTATTTATGCAATTAATAAAAATAGAAATGGGTTTGTAAGTTTAATAGCCTTAATAGTTATTTGCACTGGTTGTTACTATCTTGGTGATATGGTTATGTATAGGTATGAATATAATTAAGAGGTGATGTAATGAATATAATTGAAGCAGTAAAAGCAGCTCAAAATAGTAAAAAAGTGAAGCGTAAAGAATGGGTTATTAGTTTATATGCAGCTGTAGATACTTTTTGGGTGTTTAATGGTAATAAAACATATACCCTAACATTAAGCGATATATTAGCAGACGACTGGGAGGTGGTGGAATAATGATAAGTAAAGAAAAATTAGATATTAAGTTAAAATCTTGTGCCAGACAAACTGTCAAACTGGCGTTAGATTTATGCAAGGCTTTTTCTAACAATCAAAATGCAGATAAAATTAAGAAGAAACATGAAAAAGAATTAGCCAAATATAATAAATTAATTAAAAAATGGAATGGTTTATATTCTACATCATCTAACGATGATTAAATGACTGATTACATAAAAAATAAAATTGAAACTCAAAGAAAAATTCAGGAACAAAGAGAAATTGAAAGCAATAGAGAATATGTAAACAAAATGCCCAAAGAACAAAAAACCAGCGTAAGCATTGAATTAGACCTTGAGCTATTGAAAAAGATAGATCAAGAGGCGGCCCAAGACTTACGGACAAGAAAGGCGCAAGTGCTTTATATAATAAGAGATTATTTTAATAAACTAGAGAAAAAATGATAGCAATCCAGTTAATAATAGCTGCCTTTTTTATTGGAAAGCTTTATCAATTAAAAACTATAAAAGAGTTACCTAAGTGGATAACTATTTTTTTTGTAGTATCCTTAATACTGACAAATACAAACAGTAATTTTAGGGACATGCGTAAAATAGAAGCTTTAGAAAAATTGGCTACAGAAATAAGGAAAAGTAAATCAGAGGAAAAATGAGAAAATTTACAAAGCAGCAAGTAGATTTTATTTGCTACCAAATAGGCGAATGGTATGTGCAGTGGAAGAATCAATTAGTTGATTACGAGACTAGAACTCACAGGCTTGGATATGCTAAAGAAGACCTTAAAACAATAATTTGCGGTGAAGATTATGAGGATTTAGAGGATGAATATGATGTTAATCCTAAAACCAACCCTTGGAAAACTGAACCGGATTTTTTGGAGTTTATTGATGAAAGCACGGGATATAGATGTTTTATACAGAGGCATCCAGAATTAAAACATTTATGCGGATATGTAGAATTACCTAAGGAGCATAAATTGTATGGTAAAACAAATGTTGGCAATGAGTTTTTGCTTAATCTAGACGTCCATGGAGGAGTAACTTATGCAAAGAACAAAATATTTAAAGATATTTATCGAGGTGTACCTCTTTTTATTTCGGTAAACTATGTGGTAGGTTTTGATTGTGCTCATGCTGGCGATTATTCACCTTACTCTTTGCCTCTTCTCGGTATGAATAAAATAATAGGAGATGACACATACAAAGATATAGACTACGTAACTAACGAATGTAAGAAGTTAGCTAAACAATTAAAAGAGTTGGAATAAAGAATGACTGAGGAAGAAGACAAAAGAGCTAAAGAAAAATATAACACAATGGAAAAAGGGTTGCAGTTAAAACCTATAGAAAAGGCGTTAGTACTAATAACAGATGATCAAACAGAGTTGGTACAAAAATTCTGTTTTCATACTACAGATCTTGATGAATTAGAGATGTTAGCGACTGCTTTAACAACAACATTATATGACCTTTTAAAAAAAAGGAACGTGTCTCAAGAAGAGTGCCTTTCATTTTCAGAAATTTTTTTTAAACAAGTAAAAGATAAATACAAACAACGTTTTTTTAAAGAAGGAGAAATACATGACTAAAGAAGAACGGGAAGCAGCGGTAGAAGCTATAAGAAAAGTGTTACAGCTAAAGTCTGATAAAAGTTTTGTGTTATTAATTAAAAACAATAAAACCAATTCTATAAGTGAATTAGCTTGTGATATTAAAACTGAACAAGATTTTATAGAAATACTTATTAATCCTTTATTGGGGCACTTTAGCGAGTCTTTAATACGAAATAATATTTTAGATTTAGATATTCAACTTTCATTTTTAAAAGAATTCTTTGAATCTTTAGAAAGTCAATACAAAGAACGTCATTTAAACAATATATTATAAAATACCAAAACTAATATACTAATATATACCAATTATAATATTTATTAACATTACTATATTGTAATTTATAAAAACTAATATATACTAATATTAGTAAATTAATATATTAGTATATATGAAAATAATAGCAGTACTTAACCAGAAAGGCGGGTGCGGTAAGACTACGATTGCTATAAACCTGACTCACTCATTACAGAATTTAGGCCACAAAGTGTTGCTTGTTGATAGTGATCCTCAAGGGTCTGCTAGAGATTGGAACGTAGAGAACGATGGTAGGATTATTCCGGTTATAGGATTAGATAGGGTTTCACTCGCAAGTGATATAGAAGCGGTTAAAGCTGGATATGATTTTATAGTTATAGATGGTGCGCCGTCAATAACCAAACTAGCCGCTGCGGCGGTAAAGATAGCTGATTTTGTTTTAGTACCTGTCCAACCCTCTCCTTGGGATATCTGGGCAACATCTGATTTAGTAGAATTAATAAAGGCACGCCAAGAGGTTGCTGATGGTAAGCCACTTGCTGCGTTTGTAGTTAGTAGGGTGATTAAAAACACCAAGCTAAGCCAAGAAGTGTTGGAAGCTCTAAAGGAATACAACTTACCTGTTCTTAATTCATATACTACGCAGCGAGTAGTATATCCGACATCTGCAAGTGAAGGGAACACTGTGTATACTCAGGTTTTTAACGATGCAACGTTGGAAATAGATTCAATAAGAGATGAAATACTGGAGGCAATGAAATGGCTTTAAAACCTAAGTTAAAAAACAATTCCAATCTTCAGAAAGAGGAAGCACTAAAGGATGTTGTCAAAGAAAAAATGGTATATATAACTATTCTTTTGCCAGAGTCTTTAAAAGATAATTTTAAGGTCAAGACCATTCGTAACAAGACTAATATTACTAATGTTCTATTGAGTTATATTAAAGAATATGTAAAAGACTAGAACGTTATAAATATGAACTTTATAGAAGCAATAAAAGCGGTATATGAAAAAGATGCCGTTATTAAAAGGAAAAATGCAAATTATTGTATTTATAGAAACAAAAGAACTGATCGATTAAGAAAACTAAGTTTTAATAAAACTGGTGGAGCAATTTATGAAAATTATAGTCTTTTGTCAGATGCAGGGAGTTTAAATGATGATTGGATTGTAACTAATGAATATTATTATTTTATAGCAAGCGATGATTTGGTTCATGGTAAATTACCAATATCAAAGTTTTCTAAAAAAAGATTAACCTAATGTCTCTGTTTTGGATAAAAAATAACCGATATTACAAAATCAAGTTTCAACCAACCTTATTTGGAACGATAGATGTAATATGTGTTTGGGGTAGGTTAGGAGGGAACTTAGGGAATTATAAGGTAATTCCTTGTAATGGTATTGAGGAAATCAGGGCAATTATCAGGTATGTAAAGAAGAGAAGAAAGCAACGGGGTTATGTGTTGTATTATGTGGCTAAGAATAAAGAAAGTAGGTAAGAAATTATGTTTTTAAATCTAATAATTGCAGGAATTGTTGGTTTTATAATATTGATATTATGGATACTAAAAGGAGTGTTCGATGCTATAAGTACTCTGGATTTATTAATAAAAAAACTAGCAAAAGTAACCGATCTTTTACACTATAGACTTTTAGATGTAGAAAAATTAGTAAATAATAAGGTAGAAGCAAAAAAGAATACGACTAATAATGAGTAAGAAATATTATAGTACTAAAAGCACATTAATTTTACAAAATTATACTCCAGAAGCAATACAAGAGTTGTTAAATAGTGGTGAGTCCAAGTCATCTGTAGCTCACACTCTTGGAGTATATATGAAAGCTTTTAACGAGTATATAAAAAAGTATAACCTGACTTACCAATATTCTCGTAAACCTAAAAGCACCCAAAAGCATAATAGAGAGCAGGAAAAAAAATACAATAGAGACAAGCCAAATAATCATCTAACTTATGATGAAGAAGACCATGTTAAAAAGTTTTATGAAATGCTGGCCAAAAAGAGAGAAGGAAGAATGCTGCGTGAACTTAAGAACCCTTATGATTGGTAAAAGTTAGAAATTGACAACTAATACTTGATAAAGTATAGTGCGTTCGCTATTTTTAACATTTAAACTAGAAAAGAGACGGGGTATAAATCCGTCTTTTTTTTATGTCTATAGTATAAGAAAAACGGCCGTTTTCTGAACTGTACGAAAAAATCGTACAACTGACAATAGTACTGTCCAATAACTCATTCCAATTATCTATACAAGTTACGCCATACAGTTTTATCTTTTCTTACACAAATAAATATTGATATCTGCACAATATATTGTACACTTTATTATATAACTTAACTTAAAGGACAATATGACTTTCTATACTGCTTCACAAGCACGAACAAAAATATTCAAAATTATGGATGAGGTTAATTTAACTCACAAACCAGTTTACATAAAAAGTAAACGTAATGGCGCTGTTATTTTGTCTAAAGAAGATTACGATGGACTACAGGAAACTTTGGCTATTAATTCCGTACCTGGATTAGCCCAGTCCATAATCGAAGCTAGTAATGTTCCTATAGAAGAATTTGTAGAGTGGACTGATGAGCTATAAAATAAAATTATCAAAATCTGCTCAAAAAGATATTTCTAAATTAAAAGCAGCTGGGTTGTATGAAAAAGCAATAAAAATAAGAGATGGGCTTATTATAGACCCTTATCCAATAAATTCTGAACAACTTATCGGTAATTTAAAAGGTCAACGATCAATTCGAATTAATTTACAACATCGGTTAGTTTATGAAGTTATAGAAGAAGAGAAATTAATAAAAGTGTTAAGGATGTGGAGTCATTATGAGTAAATAGGTGGATAATATATATTTTTTATTCAATTTAAAATATTATGATATAATACCACTTAGGAGAAAATTATGAAAAGAAAAAATGATGATGCAAGTCATAGTGGTATGGAACTGAGATCAGGGAAAATAATACGTTCTACTCAAAATGAATTACCATATAATATTTACGAAGAAATATTAACATCTGTAAATAGGTTAAAAGATATATTATCCCTTAATAATAGATTTGAAAGTGATTTTGGAAATAAAATAATAGAATTATTACTTTTAATAGGAAAGGATAAAGGAATTTATAGACAGGATATTGATGAATTAATTAATTTAAAATATCCTCTTCAACCTGGACAAGTTTTATTAAGGGATGCTGAAGTAGATGAAAGATCAGCTCTTTATGAAATCGCTTTTAATTTAATGCATCTTATAATAGGTGATCATAAAAAAATATTTTCTAAAAAAATACCTGTATTACGTGAGGATATAGAAAAAGCTATAATTTCATTTTTTTATGGCCTAGATGTAGATGAGAAGTTAAGAAAAGAAATCCAAAGTTCTTTTTTAGTAGAAGAGAATGTAGATATTTCAATTTCAGGAATGGAAGAAACAGGGTTAATAGGTAGTGATCAAGTGTGTAATCTTAGTGAAGAGGGAACATAAATGAAAAGAAAAAGGGAAACCTCTAACGAAAATACCAACCAAAATCATATTTTGCAGCCATTTGTAACTAGTAGAAAATTAGAAGTATACCCTAACTATCAAGATGCACAGAAAGGTACAGGACAATTACATACTACAAGCGGGCCAGGTGAACAAATTTATAACAAAATGCAAACAGATTATACTTCGCTTGAAGATCCTAACCAGCAACTAGCTAAGTTTTTATTTGGTGCAGTTACTAACAGGCTGGATGATCTATCTCCAACAGAAAAATATGGTACTTTAGATAAGCTTTATTTATTACAAGAACCTCATGTAGTAAACCGAGTACGACAAGATTTATATGATAGTGCTTTTCAAAGGAAAGTGCCAACAAACCAGAAAAAGTCTAGGTTCAAAAATGAAGAAGAGCAAGCTATAACCCTTTCACCTAAAGATAGCTCTACAAATCCTATTATGGCACTAGCACACGAAGTTACTCATGCATTAGATGACAATTATATGCGTATTCCTCAACGTGAAATAATTGATTATTTAGCTGAATTAGAAGAAGGCTCTATAGGATTAAATGCTCCAAACGTGAATAGTCCAAAACTTCCTAACAATTCCAATCTACACCAACTAATCACTGATGCTCAAGGAATAATACCTGGTACTACTGGTTTTAGCAAATATTATCCAGCTCATAATTTTGTACAAAATATAAAAACTTCCATGCAAGATTTAGGACAGAGGTTTGAATCAGGCCAAGATGGAGCCCAATCCTTAGCAAATACTGAAAATCAGTATAGTATAGATACTTTTGCAAAAGCAAAACAAGCTTTAGATTTGATTAGAGCACGACATAGTAATAATGATCCTGGTCAGGCTTTTTGGAATTTATCAGAATTTCCTGCTTTTTCTATAGAAACTTTAAATGCACCGTGGAATGTAAGAACTAATACTAATCCTGCTGCAAAAGGTTTTATGTATAATGTTTTACAAGGGTTAAATCGTGGATTTAATGGGTTGGGACTTAATGAAAATTCTAGTATATTAAATAATTTAGAAGCTAGGAAAGATCAATTAGAATATATACCAGTAAATAGATTTAATTCTAAAATACAAAATTTTTCAGTTCCATCTAAAGAAGAAATAAAAACCGAATATAATACATATAATCCTTTGCTACAACAAAGGATTCCAGGGCAAGATGAAGGAGAAATAAAATACAACACTAATCCGCTGCTACAACAAATAACTCAACAACAAAGTAGTTCTCCTACATCTAATCAGGCTATAGAGATATTTCCTACACTTTTTTCTCAAAATCTACCTCAAGAAATTTCTAGAACTACTCGATCTGGAAGAGTATCAAAACCTAAACAAAAGTTTTTTCCTTTTGAAAAATAAAAAGATATAAAAAAAGAATTTTTAAAAATGATAAAAAAGGAAATGTAAGGGGTTAAAAACTCTTTAATTCCTTAACCTTTTAACGTGACAAATTAGCAACATTTTCCATAAAATAGGTTATGTATACAAAATTGCACGTTTTTTTCTTTAAACTTTTTGCAGATTTTAAAAAAATGAGTAAAAATAAAACCCACTATTCTTTATTATGAAATAAATTCAATAGCATCATGGGAATTGATACTCTATAAAACTTTTTTCTATTAATCAAGTTTAATTTTTTACTAGATAAAAAAATCTAACCTTAAATTAATTGAGTTTTAAGGCTGGTTTTTGTGTATTTTAGTTGCGTACAAAAAGTCTAATAATATTCTATTACCATTAATAGAATATGAAAATTATAATATTTATTTGTGGATTAACAGAGAAAACGTAAAAAACAATTTAACTTTTACAAAGTTGTTACTAAATTAACAATGTTTCTATTTGAAATATTAAACCTTTGGTTGTGAGAATAATTTATGATACAGTTAAAGTGTCAAACAACCATAAAGGAGAAAAAAATGAGGAGTTCAATAGATAAGTATATAGATGATTTATTAAGCCATCAGAAAAGTGCTAGTAAACCAAAAGAAGTTTCAACTAAAGTTGCTGTTGTTAGTAATCAGAAAAAAATTATAAAATCCGAACTAAAAAAAACTGAAGAATTTATTTCTAAAGATCAGACAACAAAAATTACAACTGAAATATCCCAGATAATAATAGAAGAGAATAATAATGATTTGTCTTTAGATTGTGTAGGTAATTCTCTTGATTTTGACCACTTTTAACAAAAATAATTAAAAATATGATAAACTATATAAGTAAAATAAATTATTTGTATAGTTATTATGTTAAAAAAAATATTAGTTTTCTTAAGCGTTCCATTCTTAGTTAATCATGTAGCTCTAGGTAGTGATTTTTATCTTACAACGCTTATTACATTTAGTAATCTTGATCCTGTAAAAGAAAGTAGTAAGCAGGATAATTTTAAACTATCTCATGAATCTTCAATTTCCCCATTAGCCGGAATAGGCGGTGGTTATTATATAAATAATAATTCTAGAGTAGATTTTACTTTTGAAAGGTTAAATAATATTTTTGCTACTGATACGAGTAATTTTAATTATAAAAAAGATAATACTAAAAAAAATGTTTATGTAACCGGTACTAGATCAATTAAAAGAAAAATTACAGGTAATGTTTTTAGGCTTAATTACTATGTTGATCTTTTTAACAAAGATAATTCATTTAAAGTTTTTGCGGGTGCAGGCGCAGGAATAGCGTATATAAAAGAAAGAAAAACTGTTAAGTCATTAGGTAATTTTGTAATTAATGATCAAGTAAATGCTTTTTCTCCGGTTATAGATCACTTAGAAAGTAAGACGGCAAAGAATTTTACTTATTCCTTAATGATAGGATTAACTAAAAACCTTAACCCTGTTACTAATTTTGATATAACCTATAGCTGGAGGGATTATGGTAAAACAGAATTTACCATGCCGACTAAGACTGTATCACATTCTTATAAAGGTCATCACTTTTCAGTAGGATTAAGGTTTGATATTTAGTTAGTATGCAACTCAATCCTACTGCTTCAGAACTTTCTATACTAAAACATAAATTAAATCTTATAGATGCTGAACTGTCTTTATATTGTTTTTTCAAACAGGCTTGGCACGTTTTAGAAGGTGGAACTGAATTTGTACATGAATGGTATTTAGAAGAAATAGCTAATAGTCTTCAAGATTGTTTAGAAGGGAAAATTAAAAATCTTTTAATCAATTTACCACCTCGTAAAGGTAAAACCAATTTAATATCGATAGCTTTTCCTGCATGGGTATGGATTAAATACCCTGAGAAAAAGTTTATCTGTGCATCTTATTCTAATTCACTTGCGTTAAAGATAGCCGATAAAAGCCGCTTGCTTATTGAAAGTAACTGGTATCAGGAAAGATGGGGAGATAGATTTAGATTACGTAAAGATCAAAATTCCAAAAGCTATTTTGCTAACGATAAAACAGGATATAGAATTTCAACAAGTGCCGGTTCTTTTATAACGGGAAGCGGCGGCGATATACAAATAACTGACGATCCAAACGACCCAAGCGGCGAATCAGAAGCACGCCTTGAAGCAGTAAACACATGGTGGTCTCAAAAATGGTTCAATAGGGTTAATGATGCAAGAACAGCTGTGCGAATTGTTGTACAACAAAGATCACAAAGTGAAAATGATATATCAGGAAATATTATAAAGAATGATGTAGATAATGAATGGGTAAAATATATTTTACCTATGGAATATGAAAGTAGTGTAAAATCTAATTTTAAAGATCAAAGAACAGAAGAAGGGCAGTTGCTCAGTAGCAGGGATACTCCTGAAGTAATAAAACAGATAAAAAGAGAAATGGGCTCTTACGGCTATGCTGCTCAGTATCAACAAAGACCCGCTCCACTTGAAGGAGGTATAATTAAAAAACACTGGTTTAGACTTTATCCTTATACTGAACTACCAATACTTGAATATATAGTTCAGTCATGGGATACGGCATTGACTAGTAATGATGACTCCAGTTATTCCGCCTGTACTACATGGGGAATATTTAAGGATAACTATGATAATGAAAATGTAATATTACTTTCAAGTTGGCGGGATAGATTAGAATATCCTGATCTGAGAGAGCGGATGAAGAGACTTGCAAATGATTATAGGGATACGGGAATTACGCCTATGTCTTTTAATGCTAGATATAATCCTGATTTAATAGTGGTAGAAGCTAAGGCCTCAGGTGATCCGCTTATGTCTGAACTTAAGAGAGCAGGAATATATGCCCGTCCTTTTATCCCAAACAAGTACGGCGATAAATTACAGAGAGTTCGCTTAATTAGTAGCTTAATAGAAAGTGGTATTGTATGGATGCCGCCAAGTAAACATAACCCGTCAAAACTAGCTGATTTTGCTGATGAGTTTGTAACAAGCGTAAGTTATTTCCCAAACGTTAGTTCAAGAGATTTTGTAGATACTATGACCCAAGCATTAATAACGCTTAGGGATGGTAATCATATTTCTCATCCTAAAGACTATTATGAGCCTGAGGAATATCAAGAAACAATAAGGGTATATTAAATGAAAGGAAGAAAAAAAATAGAATTGCCGGATATGTTTGATTTATCGTTAATGCCGGAAGATATAGATAATGCCGAGATTAATAAGGTTGAAGATTTAGAAGACGGATCATCCGTTTATGAAATAGGGGAATCTGAAGAAGATAACCTTAATAATTATAAGTTTGATGCTAACCTCGCTCTTACAATGAATGAGGAAACGCTGAAAAAAATATCAACTTATATTTTAGACGCTATTGAGGATGATATTAAAGTAAGACAACCATGGCTTGATATACATAACAAAGTCAAGAAATATCTAGGACATAATCTTGAAGACTTAGAAAAGCAACCTTTTGATCAAGCTTGTAGAACATTTGATACCACGCTTAGTACGGGCTTGATTCGTTTTTGCGCCACATCAAGGGCAGAATTATTACCGGATAGCGGTCCGTGTGGTGCTAAGATATTCGGACAAGATACTGAAGAACTTGAAGAAATAGGAAAAGTAAGAAGTCAGTGGCTTAATTATTTTTTAACTATAAAAGATTCAGCTTATTACCAAGACTTTGAAAAGTCCTTATATTATATAGGGTTTTATGGAACTATTATTAAGAAAGTCTATTATGACGATGTTTTAAAAACGCCTTTATCAAGATTTATTCTGCCTGAGGATTTTCTAATTAATATTGATTGTACTTCGATACTCGAGTCAAGCAGGCTTACTCATATTCTAAAATTATCCGCTCGTGAGGTTTTGATTAATCAGAAGAACGAAATTTACAGAGACGTTGAACTTCCTTATTTAAAAGTAGATGGAAGTAATAATAATAATTCTAATGATGATGAACAAGACGATTCTAAAAAAATAACTAATCTTATTAATCTTGATAGTTATAAACAAAGGACTCTGCATGATATATATGAGAGTCATATATATTTAAATCTAGAGACTTTTGAGGTTGATTATAGTTCACAGGAAATAACAGAAGTTGCTAAGCCTTATATTGTTACTATTGATAAAGAAAGTAAGGAAATATTAAGTATCAAACGTAACTGGAGAGAAGAAGATCAAGAATTCAAGAGAAGAAAATATTTTGTAGCTTATCATTTCTTTACCGGTTTTGACATATGGGGTCTTGGGATGGCAAGGATGTCTGGAACAAATGCCATCGCAGTTACTAATATGCTACGGCAAACTGTTGATGCTGCTACTTATCAGAACTTGCCCGCTGGTTTTATTGATCAAGGAGCTACAAAACAACAAGTAACGGACATGGTACTAGGCCCTGGTCAGTGGAAAATCTTAAATACGCAAGGTTCAAAAAGTATAAGAGATTTGTTTGCTCCTCTTCCTGCAAACGGCCCGTCTCAAAGCTTAATGCAATTACGTCAGGAAATAATAGCCCAGATGCAGGATCAGCTATCTACTACAGAACTTGGTATGATGGATAGCAAGGAAGATATCCCGACTGGTACGGCAATAGCTTTTTTAAAAGAGAAAAACAAAATTGAATCTGCCGTTTTAAAATCCTTACATGTTTCATTCTCGGAAGAACTAAAGTTACTTGATGATATTTTTAAGGAAGTTGTTGATAGAGAAGAATTTTTTATTAACGGCGAGCAGTTTATTATTACCAAAGAACATTTTGTTGACAGCGTGCAGGTAGTGCCTGTATCAGACCCGTCCGTTAATTCTACCATTGAGCGAATAATGAAAGCTGAGGCGATATTCCAAACGGCAATGCAATTACCGGATAAAGTTAATACAATAGAAGCGTTAAAAATGGTATTTCAGGCTCAAGGATTGGATGAAAGCGTGATAGATAATTTGATTATAACCCCTGAGGAAGTAAAACCCGCCGATCCTATTACCGAGAATATGAATATGATGCAGGGTAAACC